CGCTTCATGATTTTGTTTAGCCAATCTTGAAGCACGATTCCTTTTTGCTTCTGCAATGGTTCTTATGTTAATTTTTTCAAGACTTGGCAGGATAACATCGAATTGATGATATTCAGGGTCAACATAGGAGCAAAATGTGTTTTTACTGCGGTGTATCTCTGCCAATAGGTCTTTGTTTGTTAGATATTTAATTTTTTGCATAATTGTGAACGTTCTCCTAATATTTATTATAATAGCACATAATGATAGAAATAAATAGAGTAAAGATAAGGAAATATTACCAAAATGAGTTTACCACCTAATCCACAAGCACAATTGGTTGCTAAGATTGACAGTGCAGTTTCTGAAGGACTAAAGGCCGCCGAACAGGCAGGATCTCAAATTTCAAACCAGTTTGAAAAGGCTAGGCTAGATGCCAAGATGGATAAACTGGGTGCAGGATTTACCAGCGGTTTTAACCAGGCAGCAGCAGCGGGTGCTACCTTTAACGATCAAATAAACACAGGTATGGGCAATGTTGCTGATGTGATTACAAATAAAGTTGGCGACGGTTCGATAAGTTCTCTTACTAGCACGATAGGAAGTTTTGGTAATGCAATAGGAGATGCAGCAGAAGGTGTGTTGGGAGCAGCAGCAGGTGCTGGAAAGGAAATTGGTGCGCTGGCAAGTAAACTAACAGGAGGAAATCTTGCTGGAGGAGTATCAAGCATAGCAAGTGCCATATCAGAAGGTGCAGGAAAATTAAACGATTTCCTAAGCCTAAAGCGCGGAGCCAACCTACCCCAGGAAGGAGAATTGTTCCAGACACAAGGAGAAGGAATTCAAGTGTTGCCTTCAAACGGAGATGACTGGCGTGTGAGGATCGGTTGTGATTTTAACATTTTTGCAGGAAATAAAATAATAGACCTTATTAAAGCATCGGACGGAGTTGTATTTCCTATACTACCAGAAATAACTTTTTCAACCAAGGCAACTTATTCTTCAATAGATCCCGTGCATAACAACTATCCATTCCAGGCCTATAAGAATTCACAGGTAGACGAAATCAATATTTCAGGAACATTCGTTGCTGAAAAAGAGGATCAAGCAGCATACTGGATCGCAGCAACAACATTCTTTAAAACTGTTACAAAGATGTTCTTTGGCAGGGGCGCACTTCAAGGTGCACCCCCTCCTATCTGTATACTAAATGGATATGGTGCCAGCGTGTTTGATAACGTGCCTGTTGTTGTTAAATCATTTAGTGTGGATTTTACTGAAGATGTAAATTACATACGTTGTAATGCGTTTGGTACAGGAACATGGGTACCTATAACGAGTACCATTAATGTTATTGTTCAGCCTGTCTACAATAGAAGAAATCTAAGGCAGTTTAGCCTACAGGATTACGCAAAAGGAAATTTACAAACTCCTGGCAAGATGGGATACTTATAATAATGGCGGTATACAAGCAATCATCACCCTATTCAGCAACCAAGCAGAACAATCTGTATCTTGAACTATTAAGCATCAGGCCTGTTCCCGCACAGAAGGACGATTTTTTATACACGATTGAGAGCCAATATGAGCGTCGACCTGATCTATTGGCCTACGACCTATATGGTGATCCTAAATTATGGTGGGTGTTTGTTCAAAGAAACATGGAAACTATTAAGGATCCGATCTATGATTTTGTTCCTGGCACAAAAATATATATCCCCAAGAATTCCAATCTAAAGAAATTTTTAGGAGTCTAGAATGGCGGACCTAAAAGAGTATAGAATACAATCAACAGGCGGAGCCTCTAACGTTAACATCACTGAAGAGACCAGAAAAAATCCCTACATCGTAACACGAATCAACGGCCAGGATGTTAAGGTGTATGGAACCCAGGAGCAGTTGGATGCATACCAAAACAAGAAACCGGACGGAACACAGAAACAGCCAACAGCAGAAGAAACAGCCGTAGCAAGGGGATTTATCAGACAGGTTGCTTTCAAACAAGAAGCAGCAGTTAATAACATTGATGAGGAAGGCAAGGGAGATATTGAGGAATCAAGCCAAGAAACTAATGCTGGAACATCAGGAACTAATCTTAACGGTCTTGTGCCCAACCCATTGGATGATTTTGCATCAATAAATCATTTGTGGACGCTGGCAGTGCTGACGCCCAAGCAGTTTAATAATCCTAATCTATATAGAAATGCAGTAGGATTTAGTTTTGCGTCACAGAACTATAACGTGTCGACCACCCAAACAATACTTGATCCTGTATTAGGAAATGATGAGGAAGTGACTAGAACTTCTAATCTATCATCCAGCATAGTATTTTCAAGTGCAGGAAGGGCAGATGCTGAAAGGGTAAACACAGCGTTTGGAACTCCAGAATATTTTATAAACAATTTTGAAATGGTATCCGTTATTGCAGCAAACCCTAAGACCGGAAATCAAAATGCAATTAGTTTTACGTTTGAAATTTATGAGCCATATTCGATGGGACTGCTACTACAATCTCTACAGAATGCGGCAATCAAGGCTGGATATGTAAACTATCTGGACTCGCCATTTCTGCTTAAACTTGACATTATAGGATTTGAAGACAATTCACAAGTTAAGCAAACAATCAAGCCCAAATACTTTATATTGAAATTAAAGAAGGTTACATTTAACGTTGACGAAACGGGTAGTAAGTACGCGGTCGAAGCGTATCCATATAACTATCAAGGATTTTCCGATACTGTTGATACTGCATTTACGGACATTAATATTTCAGTTTCGACAGGAACACCCACGGTAGCATTTAATCAAGGACTGGTTGACGAAAGAGGAACTGTAAAAGATGTATTGGCAACCGGAAATAATAGCCTGGTAGCACTGCTTAACAAGAATGAAGAACTGAACGTCCAACAAGGAAGATACAAAATCAAGGACAGATACGAAATTCATTTTCCCGAAACACCAGATCAGCGTTTTACAAATTTTAATGAACAGAGCAATGACTCCGCAGGAGCAACTGAGGATCCAGAAAAATCATCAAACAAATCTGTTGGCGGCACTGATGTTGATGCCACGACGAGCAAGAACGTTGGCAGCAATCCTATATCCAAATCCGACTTTGGATTTGACGTAAAGAAAGGCGGTAACTTTCCATTCAAGAATGATAAGGATGTGGTTGACGAAGAAACCAAGCGTGTGATTAGAGGAATCATGCAGGTAGATGAAAAGAATAGATCCTTTCACTTCACGCAAAAACAAAAACTAACAGACATCATTACCCAGGTTATTCTTAGTTCAACATGGGCAAAGCAGGCAACGCAGAAGGCAACAAAGGCTGACGGAATGATTGACTGGTTCAAGATTGATGTGCAGGTTGAGTTTCTTGACTATGATGTCAGCATTGGAGATTTTGCAAAGAAATTCATCTACAGGGTAGTGCCGTTCAAGGTTCATTCAAGCATATTTGGAAATCCTAACTCCATTCCTGTGGGATATAGTGAATTGGAAAAACAGATTGTTAAAAAATACGAATACATCTACACAGGACAGAACACGGAAATATTGGATTTTAATATAGAGATAAACTATCTATTCTACAGTGGTGCTAACCCTCAATCAGAAACCAAAACCAAGACTGAACAGAAACCAGATCAGACAAACACTGTTGAAGGAAAACCATTTCTTACAAAAACAAACACAGGAAATGAAACTGCGGCACAGGCAGCCAATCTTGGTAAATCAAAGGTTAAGAAAAACCCCAATCTATTTTCTATAATGAGAGGTGGTAGTGGTGATGCTGATGTTGAACAAAAAATTGCCGAAAACTTTTATGATGCGTTTATTAACGTTACCAGCAGTGACTTGGTTAAGGTTGATTTAACCATAATGGGCGACACATACTATCTAGTTGATAGCGGACTCAGCAATTATTTTTCCGCACCTTCGTCACAGAGTTCTCAGCTCACGGAAGATGGCACCATGAACTACGAAGCTCAGGATGTTTACATATATCTAACCTTTAGGACTCCTGCGGACATAAACGAAAAAACAGGATTGGTTGAATTTTCAAACAAGGATAAGGTAAGTCCATTTAGCGGTATATACAGAGTAGTAAGATGTACAAGCAGGTTTAGTGATGGAAAATTTACGCAAGAATTAAGATGCATTAGAATGCAAGGACAACCAACTGACTATGACGGCAAAAATCTTAACACCAACAAGGAAACATCAACGACAGTGATAGAGGGAGAATCCACGGAAAAAACTAATGTCAGTGAAGAAACTAAAAATACCGAATATGACTTTTTAATGAATCAAAATCAGGAAGAGCGTGAATTTGACATAGAATTAAACGAAGGTGTAACATAAAATGGCAATACAGAGAAGAGTTCCAAACAAAGAAACAGTCGGGGTTAGCCTAGGATCGGGAATTCAACTAGCCAAAGTAGTAAGCCTCATGGATCCAACGTTTAATGGCAGGCTCCGTGTAACGCTACTTAAGGATCAGGGAAACGACATAGGTGCGGACAGGCAAACATACACGTTAAATTATGCTTCACCATTCTTTGGTTATACTCCATTCGAAGCAATGGGTAAAAACAATGATAACTTTAACGACACGCAAAAATCCTACGGCATGTGGTTCGTCCCACCAGATGTAGGAGTCACAGTTTTGTGTGCGTTTGTTGATGGAGATCCTGCAGAAGGTTATTGGTTTGCGTGCCTTCCGCCAAACTTTGCCAATAATATGGTACCGGCAATAGCAGGAACCACGCAGGTAGAACTTACTGATGAGGACAAGAAAAAATTTGACACGGCACAGCCACTTCCAACAGGAGAAATAAACAAGAGATTCAATCAAAAAGAACAGGAAAAGGATCCCGACAAGATTAAGAAACCGGTCCACCCTATTGCGGATAGATTCCTTGAACAAGGAACGCTGGAAGATGATGTGAGAGGAGTGACAACCAGCTCGGCAAGAAGGCAAGTTCCTAATTCCGTATTTGGTATTTCCACACCAGGTCCGCTGGATTGGAGAGATGGCAGCAAGCGAATGACAACAGGACCAACTGATAATCAGTCATTAGATGGGGTAGCGGTATCAAGACTTGGTGGCACACAGTTTGTGATGGACGATGGTGATGATAGATATGTCAGACAAACCAAGGCAAGCGATGGCCCGGTAAAATACATAGACTTAATTGAAAAAAGATTTTTTGATAAAGAAGCACAACCAACCAACGAAAAGGGCGACCCAACTGTTCCGTATAATGAATACACGAGACTGAGAACTAGGACAGGCCACCAACTGTTGATGCATAACTCAGAGGACCTTATCTACATAGGAAATTCGAGAGGAACGTCCTGGATTGAAATGACATCTAATGGAAAGATTGATGTGTATGCCGCAGACAGCATCAGTGTGCATTCTGAAAATGATTTAAACATTAAGGCTGATAGGGATGTGAACATTGAAGCAGGAAGAAACATAAACATGAAGGCAACTGCCGAATACGTTTCTCCCACGGAACTGCATCGAAGAGATGATGATGGTAATCCTATTCCTAAGATACAGGATGGCAGAGAATTTGAAGCAGGAAGAATACAGATAGAAAGTGCCTTCAATATGAATTTGTTAATTGGTGCCAATGGTAAAATAGAAACTAGGAATTATGAAAATGTTGCAGGTGTTCCTACTGACGGCGACTTGGACATCAGCGTGATAGGTAGCACAAGATTTTCAACAGGCTACGGAATTGTTACTCCTCATGATTACGAAGTAAAAGTTTTTGGAGACACATTAATTAAAACTACCGGCAACTTAGATCTTAACACAGAAGGAAACAATGCTTATAGTGCCGGAGGAACGACAGATATTCTAAGTGGCGGAAATCATACAGAGACTGCTGCACAGATACACATGAATGGTCCTCAGGCAAGACAAGCAGATGAAGCAGTTGCAGCAGAAACAATTACAGACTTGCACCTACATACGGCACTTTTCAACAATGTGGAAGTTGGTTGGCCCAAGTTAAAGTATCTAGACGGAAAAATTAAATCAATAATGAAACGAATCCCCATGCATGAACCCTGGGCTCTGCATGAAAACTTTTCTCCGGCAACGCAGACGGAACAGTTTACTGACAGGGAACTAGAGGAGTAATACAATGAAGAAGATATACAATCAAAAGGCAGTGGCAGTTAACTCAGCCAGCGTGGGATCCGCCGGAGCGAATACCTATACCTATAGGGGATTTAACTCCAAGAACAAGTCAAGCGGATTCAAGTTGTATGATATTGACTTGGTAAAGCAGGACATAATCAATCATTTCTACATAAGAAAGGGTGAAAAGTTGGAAAATCCATCCTTTGGAACCATCATATGGGACATGATTTTTGAACAATTTACGCCAGAAGTCAAGAACATGATAGCCAAGGACGTGGAAACCATAATAAACTACGATCCTAGGGTAGTCGTGAAGAATGTCAGCGTTGCTAGCACGG